AATCCAGCGCCAGTAGCAGAAGTAAGAAAGTTATCGCTATTCGCACCAGTTCCTGAAATACGTATTCTTTTGCCATATATCACACTATTTTCGTTGGTTCGTAATAGTAACAATCGATCTTTCATGTTAACCATGAAAGCACAATTTAACTCCGTAACAGGAACCGGAGAAGCTGCCGATGTAAGCATTTGATATGCATAATTAGTTACTGTAGTTCCATCCCATTGTTGTATAACATCACCTGGATGATTATTAGCAAAAAGTAATCTAGCGTTACTATTTGCATCTTCGTAGTTTGTCCATGTAAAAAACTCATGATGAGTTCCTCTATATGGCGTAGCTGGAGAAATATCGACTAATGTATTTGTAGTAGGATTGTAAGCATTGACATATCGTGTGCTAGCTACGATAAGATTTCTTACATTAAGATTATCGATGAAGTTAGCAATCATCATTACTGGATCATCAGGCATAAAGCTATATGTCACTAAGACAGTTCCAGATGTCGGAGCAGATGGAAGAGTGATTGTTATTGCCCCTGTGATATAATTCACAGTTCCTATAAGTACCAATCCATTAAAAAAATTCCCCATCCCATCATCCGTAAAGGATTGAGAAGGATTTGAACCTGTGATCGTTACACTTCCTCTTGCAATTTGACCCATTCCAGCTAATGTGAAAACCTTATTTGATCCATTAATTAAACCTACCATATTCACACCAACAAGAGTATGAATTATCCTAGATTCTCTATAGGGCGCTCCTCCTTTTTCTCCGGTAGCAAAATAATTATATCCTTCTCTCTTTGACATTGTTCCGCGATAGACAAACCCATCTAATAATGCTTCTTGCGCATCATCAGGAATAAGCCAAGGTTGTAACCTGACATCAACTCCTGTGGCAAAATTTGCTATAAGATATGGTTGATATGTCATTAAGAAATCCTATTGATAATTAATGACCACACGCATATTTGAGTTGTTCCAGCGTTATTTTTAAGACGTAAATCATTTCCAGAAAATAAAAGATCCGGCCTATTTCCTCCTCCGGCAGGATTAGAATCCTGTTGGTGAATGTCATTTGCACCACTTCTTATGATATTGTAAAAATTAAAAGTATTAGTGTTTTGTAGAATTGCCCATCCTGTTCCTGCCCAAAGAAATCCTGGATCGGGGTAAACAGTTATGGTTTGACCTGCATTTACAGACATCGAGCCAAATACTTTAATTGGATAAAGACGTTCCGGAGGCGTTAGAGGAAAGTTAAGATTTCCATTGAAAAATCCAAGTTGAGTAAATCCTAGAGTATCCAGAAAAGAATAAAGCATTGCATTTGTGCCTGTTGGCAAATCACCGATGGTTGGCGCTAATCTATTAATCAATGTTACTTGTAAATGTTTTCCGTCTGTAACTTGAGCCGTATCGTTAAAAACGTGATCGCCACTGATAATCTGTTGTAAGCGAGTAAAGTTATTATTATTCTGTGGTGGAAATAATCCTGGAGATTGGTTTGCATTAGGAACATTTGGATCATATGTCATAATTAAAACTCCGGTGCTGGACGTTGATTTTGATACTGGCAATTAGTTCTTGAATAAACTAAAGCTCTATAGCGAGTGAAAACAGGAAATAGTTGATTCCATTTATCTATCTCTCCATAGTCTGAAAATATATCTAATGCAGCTCCATAACATATGTAGCGATACAGATAATCTTGCTGCAAAAGACCTGTATTAGGGTCGATTTGAACTTCAACTTGATAGGCACACATCTTAATAAGATATTCTTGGTCTGGGGGGCCTTTAAAATTGAGTTCGTTATTATAATAAAGTACATATGTAGGTCGTTGAGGTTGATAAGTTTGCGTCTCAGGCCAAATCTGATAGAATTCTTGTGGACTTTGATACCAATAAACGAAAAATCCATTAGCATAACAAGGCGGTTCGATAGTCGAAGCGCCTTGATTGCCATTTGCTAATATTATGTTTTGAAGTTCGACAGGAAACGGATTTGGATCAGAAGGCCCAAACGTAAATTCGTAAAATGTTTTATTTTTGAAAATACGAATATCTTGCGTTGATAACAACTGAATGAAATCTTGAAGATATTGAAGCATGATCGTATCTGTAAACAGAGGATCAGATGCATCGACTCTACCTGTAACATTTCTCAAAATAGTGATTAATTCCGCTGCCGTTTTAGCCATGATAATTCCTTATGCAACTTCCATTAAGTGACAAGAAAATCTATTTCTTTCTCCTACCTGTCTAGTTTCGGTTTTAGTCTCTCCTCCGTTATCTACCTTCACCTCGGCAAAGATAGGCGTAGCAAGGCGATTTAAAAAGCGAATTACAGGCAATGGAAGGTCGTAAATACAGCCAGGTTTAAGTTGACCGCGCCAATCAATTTCAGCTGTCCGAATGTGTGTTTTTAACACATTTTCTGGCTGATCAAATCTTTGGAACTTAACTTTCATATGTTTATGAAATGTTTCATCCGGAACTTTGACTGGAAAAGGAGGGTCGCAACGAGGATTGTGTTTCTTTGCTTCTCTAAATGCCTTATGGCAATGCAGATTGTAAATCTGGTAATCTTGTAAAGTTTTTAATTCGAAAGTATCGAAATCAAAAGGTTTATCAGTTTCTTCTTTTATTTCTTTTTTATTCATAAATTCCTCTATTTATATTAGGGAGGGAATTAACCCTCCCTATTTATTAGGTTACAGTTCCTAAATTGACGTAGTTATTAAATCTCCATGCTGTGAAGTAGATAATATCATTTGCTGAACCCATAATCGAAGTACCCAAAGTAAGAATTACTGTAGGAGGTTGATTGATGATTGCAGCTTGTGGGTAAGCAGGGTTTACAGGTTGAGCAGGATCTCCCAATGCTGGGCTGGATTTTGTCACCTGTCCGCTTGAGCTATAAGCTCCCAAAACAGTCACAGGAACTCCAAACGTGTCATAAAGAGCAAATGTTGTTGGGCTAAGAACTTGTACAACATAAGTTTGGTTATTGACTTGAGCAGCCATTGTTCCAATGACTTTTGTGATAACTACACGGTCTAGATTTGTAAGACCATGGTTTGTAGTTGTCGTTACAACAGCTGGAGTTGCGGTTGTAATATTTGAGATCACTAAATGTTCGTTATAAAAACCACCAGGAATGGTAGCATTTGTAACTCCGTTTACTGTCTCAAGCACTAAGTTTAAGTTGCCTGTTACTCCGTTATCAGCAATCGCTCGCTGATTAAGAGAAGCGCCGGCAGGAAAGTCACGAAACCATACACCTTGGCCAATAGTTCCTGCTGTTCCATACGCTGTATATCTCCACCAGTCAAATTTGTCTGGGAAGAAGGGCAGAATTAGGTTATAAGCATCACCTCCGGATTTGAGATAACCTCCATAACTATTTGTCACATCACTAAACTCTCTCAGTCCAGTGAATCGATTAAAAGCTGTTCCAATAGGGGCAGTCATATAATTCCTCCTTTTTATTAACCTTTAGTGCTTCGTAATGCCACGCACCAGCTATCGTCGAGGATAACGCTACCTAGACGACCCTTCCAGCCCATAGTTTGGCGCTGGTTCAATGGATCTTGTCCAGCTCCGAGCGGTTTTATGATCATTTCCATCGATTGATCATCGATAGTGATACGACCATAAGCATTAGCAGCAAACAAGAAATTGTAATAAACAGCAGGAGATACAGTCGTGTCCTTATATGCTTCTGAAGTCTTTACCAGTCTTACTTCATCACATGAACCAAACTCAGCCTCAAGTACAGATTGCTGACGAGGATAGTCTGCTGTTGGAAGAAAGTTTGAAAGGTTCTTAAAGTCTGTACGAAGGTCAGTTGAAATTATCATCCAGTACGCAGCCCATACAGGTGCAGTTCCGAAGGCATTTGTACCTTCTTGGTTAGGTGATAGCTTCTTACCGTTGTTACCTTCGAGATAATCAACTGCAAGCTCTAAGTCAGTTGTAGTGACCTCTGTGATGGCATTTCCATTAACCCCGTTTAGGCAGTCGATTTGTGCCGCTGTTGCAGCGAGCATATTTCTGACAATTTTGTCATAAGTACTTGCCATGTTCTGTGCAAGCATATCTGCAACTTCGTTTGCAGTCTGATCTTGTACGATGATTATAACGTCATCACTAAGTTCAACCACCTTACCGTATTGTGAAACCACAGCGGTGATATCGAATTTAGTAACTTGTTCGGCGGATGGAGTAACGCCCTCTGTTAGAGGAGTTAGAGCATCAGCAAGGTTATCAAAGCGTCTAAAGAGAGCGGTCTTAGAATTCTTCTGAGGAATTCTTCGTTCTTGAGCAAAATATCCATGGACGTAATATGGTTGATGACGATCCAATAGGATATTATCAAAGAACAAATTAACTTCAGGGTCTACCTGAACGGTT